TTTGCGCCCTATCGCTCGGAGGTGGTTACCCCGGCATCTAGCCGAGATATTCCCATGGACGGCCCGCCGGGCACAGTTCTTAGAATACCTGTTCCGGGTGAATACAAAGACGCGGAGTTTGGTTTTAGCTACATGCCTATTGTTCAAGGCGTAGCCTCTTTGTTTTCTGACCCTGTTGGGGCGGCGCAAGCGGCAGCTTCCATGCCTGAAGAGATATATAAACAACAGGCTTATGGTGCTGAAGCCATGATGCAGGGGTATGACTTTGCGTATGATACGGAGACAGGCCAAGAGTACCGGTATGACCCTCTCCTCATTACGGGCCCGCAGGCAGTAGGATCAAACATAGCCGTTAAGCAGGCCGTAAAAGCTGGAGAGAGCGGAACCTTTCTTGGTGCGGGGCCCACGGATATTGACCGTCGCCTGCGGGTTGGCAAGAGCGGCATACGGGGCTTGGCTCACGGCATTAAGAAGAATGATTTGTTTGAGATCGACCCAGAAGCCGCGGAGCGTTATTTTTCCATGACTGACGGCGTAAACCCCGAGGAGATGCTGCTTTATAGGGGCGGATTTGATTTGGGCGGTCAAAAACTTACCTTAAAAGACGTTATTTTGAACAGCGGGTTTAGTAACAGGGCGCGTCAGGTTCTCCTTGGCCAGAAGGCGGCTACGTCAGACGAGGTTAAGAGGCCGGGCTTTTCTACCAGCAGGGATGCGTTTTTGTCGTATTCCGGGTTTACCAAAGGCGGCGGCAAGACCTCTCCCGTCACAGAGGCCGACTTGGACGACATCTTGGTTGTTTCTCCGCGCCGCACTGTTCGTGAAGGCGAGGACGGGTCGTTTACCGTAGACGAGTTGGTGTTGGACGACATTGAGGATTTGTCTCCGGCAGCATACGCCTTAAAGGCGTATGACCCTAATAAGCAGGTACAGCTAAAGCCCAACAGTGTGTTTTATGAAGACGAGATTCACCTTGGCGGCGCGTCAGGAGCGGGTTCTGATGTACGGCCTCTGACAGATCGTGAAAAGCAGGATCTGACGCGGTTTATTAACGATCAGCAGCAAAGTTACGACATATTAAAGGTGGCCCGTCAGAATAGAATGCCCGAGCCGCCGCCCTTTATTCCTGAGGGTGGAGGGGTGTTAGACGTTGCACCGTTCGTAGCAGCTTTTACAGACCATATGACCTTGTTAGGAATGTTAAACGGTAGGATGCAGTCCCCTGTTTTGCGTCGCAATGTTGAGAATGAGTTGGCGGTTGCTGCGACTGAGGCTCGAGACATCCTGATGGGGCTAGATGGGAAACTGAAAGCCTTTGAACTCCAATACGGACCGGAAGGGGTAGCTTATCTTCAACAACTAAGTAAAATTGATTTTCGGCGTTCAGACCTGAACCCCAGCCCGTTTAATTCGGACAAAGAAGTCTCAATTCTGGCCGATTTGCAAGCGGCCTATGACAATCTGGCGGACAACGCGATTAACCGCACTATTGTAACTCCGATGGGAGACACCTTGAAGGGGGCCAATGTGTCGTTGGGCGGGGACCGCGGGACTTTCCGCATGGAGCCGTCTAATGATTTACAGGTTTTGATGCAATCTGCGTTTTCTACGCAGAACAATCTCAGGAGGGTTCGTGAGGGCGGCACGTATGAGGTTGGTGGCATGAAGATTTCCGAACAAGCGCTTGTTGAGCAGCTTGACAAGATAGAAGCGCGGTTGGAGAGTGAGTTCCCGGCGTGGAAATTGTTTTATCAGACGCGCCCGGATCCAGAACTTGGTCGCAACGCCCTGATTGTGGGGCCCGAGTTAAACGCGCCGTTTAACATGGACGTTGAGCGCGTGGTTAACGCCTTGATTAGTGCGAACAAGACAGAGCTCGACGCGGATTCGTACTCGCAAGTTGGTGCGTACCGTCGGCGGGTGGCGGAGCAGATTGCTGCGCTTTGGCCGAATACCCGTCAGGCGATAGAAGTCAACGTGAATGATATGCCAGAAGCGCAGGCGTATAACGCGCTGATTCGTCAGAAGCGGGCGCTGGTAGACCAAGCTCTTGCTAATGCGGCTGTTTTATTTCCGGCGAATGTAAATTCTCGAATTGCAGTCAGTAGGGACTTGTCCTCTGCTTTGGAAAACCTTGAGAAGTCTAAAAAGGGTTTTATAAGCCGGGGCGGTCAGGATCCGGAAGTTTTTGTGGATGCGGCGCGTCAGGATGTTAAAGACGCTACAGTCGGCCCTAGGCCCGGCGCAGTTCTTTACGAGAACGGAGGCGTAGTAACTTTGGCCGACGTAGCGCGGAACATGAACCGCGGCCCACGGGGCTTGGACGGTTTAGTATCTGTTGCTAGGAATATGAACCGGTCTATGGTAAGTTAGTCATGAAGGAGATAACACATGGCACGTGAACCTATTGCTGGGATGATGGACAAGAATGTCCCATCGCAGCTTAATGAGGATGATTTAGCTGCGGAAATGGAAATAGAGATTCCGGGCAGCATGGACAACGTCGTGTCTTTTGAGGGCATGGCTGAGGGCATGGACATTGAGATATCTCCAGAAGACGACGGTGGTGTTACGGTTGATTTTGAACCGTCGGATCAGCGTGGGGGGAGCGACGATTTTTATGCGAACTTAGCGGAAGAGATGCCAGATCGGGAGCTTTCGCGCATTGCCGGTGAGTTATTGGCCGAGTTTGATTCCAATAAGTCTGGCAGACAGGATTGGGAAGATGCTTACGCCAACGGTTTGGAGTTACTTGGATTCACATATGAGGAGCGGACGCAACCATTTCGGGGGGCCTCCGGAGTTACGCACCCGTTGCTGGCTGAAGCGGCTACTCAATTTCAGGCACAGGCGTTCAATGAGTTGTTGCCTGCGGCAGGCCCAGTGCGAACTGCGATATTGGGGGCAGAAACTAGGGAAAAACAAGCTCAATCCCAGCGCGTAAGGCAGTTTATGAACTACTACATCACTAACGTGATGGAAGATTACACGCCTGACATGGACCAGATGCTGTTTTATTTACCACTGGCGGGTAGTACATTTAAGAAAGTCTACTATGACGAGACCATGGGCCGCGCAGTAAGTAAGTTTATCCCTGCGGAAAACCTTGTTGTCCCGTATGACACCTCTGATTTGGACAGTTGTCCTAATATTACGCAGGTTGTTCGGATGTCTTTGAACGATTTGCGCAAAAAACAGGTTGCAGGCTTCTATTTGGACATGCCTGTGATACCGGCACAGGAAGAACTAGGTAGTATTGAGAGCGAAATTGACCGGATTGATGGCCTTTCCCCGTCTCAAATAGACTATGACTGCACTATTATGGAGTGTCACGTCGATTTAGACCTTGAAGGCTATGAAGACCTTGACGAAGACGGGGAACCGACGGGTATTAAGGTTCCATATGTGGTCACAATCAGCCAAGATAACGGCCAAATTTTGTCTATACGTCGAAATTACCGCGAAGATGACGAATTGAAGCGGAAAATTCAGTATTTTGTGCATTATAAGTTCCTTCCCGGCTTTGGTTTCTATGGTTTGGGGCTAATCCACACTATTGGCGGTTTGTCACGGACCGCCACAGCGGCACTGAGGCAGTTAATCGACGCAGGTACGTTATCTAATCTCCCTGCGGGCTTTAAAGCCCGCGGATTGCGTATCCGTGATGACGATGACCCGCTTCAGCCCGGCGAGTTCCGCGATGTGGACGCACCCGGAGGGGCTATCCGTGACAGCCTGATGCCGCTGCCATTTAAAGGCCCCGACCAGACCTTGTTTAACCTGCTTGGTTTTGTTGTTCAGGCCGGTCAACGGTTTGCAACCATCACCGACATGAAAGTGGGTGACGGTAACCAGCAGGCTGCGGTAGGAACGACTATCGCAATGTTGGAGCAGGGCTCTCGTGTCATGAGTGCGGTGCATAAACGCTTGCACTATGCGATGAAAGAGGAGTTTAAGATTCTTGCTCGTGTGATGAGTGAGAGCTTACCGCAGGAATATCCGTATTCTGTTGAAGGTGCGGACGCTTCGGTGATGGCCTCTGATTTCGATGATCGGATTGATGTCGTTCCCGTGTCTGACCCCAACATCTTTAGCCAGTCCCAGCGTATTGCTTTGGCTCAGACTAAGTTGCAGTTGGCAGGCGCGGCCCCAGAAATGCACAACATGTATGAAGTGTATCGAGACATGTATGACGCTTTGGGGGTAAGAGACGTAGACCGGATTATGAAGCGTATTCCGGACGAAGAGCCTACACCTAAAGATCCGGCACAGGAAAACATCGACGCGATGGACATGATACCTTTGAAGGCGTTTGAAGGTCAGGAGCATCAGGCGCACATCATGGCGCACATGGTGTTTGGTTCAACTCCGATGGTTGCTGGTATGCCTGCAATGGCGATGGCGCTTCAGAAGCACATTATGGAGCACGTTAAGATTGCAGCGCGTGAGCGGGCGGCAGTTCAGTTTATTCAGAACCGTCAAGCCACGGGCGGCGAAGTGGCCACCGAGGAAGAAATGCTGCAAATTGAAGGACTTACAGCCCAGTTCATTGCTGAAGGTATGCAGATGGTCAAACAGATGTCCCAGCAGGTGTCGGGTGAAGGCCCTGATCCGCTGGTACAACTCAAAGAGCAGGAGCTTCAGATCAAGGCGCAGGCTGAACAGAACGATGCGCAGAACGACCAAGCCAAACTCAATCTTGAGGCCGCGGGTCAGCGGATGCGGGCTGATCAGTTCCAGCAGAGGTTGGCCGCGCAAGAGCGGCAGACACAGGCACGTATCCAGTCGGCTATGGAGCGTGAAATGCTTAAACAAAGGAGCACGTAATGCCGTTAACTGCGGGCTCGAGTAGAAAAGCTGTCAGCAAGAACATAAGTAAATTGAGAGGTGAAGGCTATAAGCCAAAGCAGGCTATTGCTATTGCTTTGTCGAAAGCGGGTAAGAAGACGAAAAAACGAAAGGCTTAACACGTGTACTACGGGAATGTACTATGGATCCAGCCACTGCTATGGCCGTCGCCTCATCGGCGTTTTCGGCGATAAAGAAAGGTTTTTCTGTTGGAAGAGACATTGAGTCTATGGTCGGTGATTTAAGCCGATGGATGAGTGCGCTTTCTGACATTGATCAAGCTGAAAAAGAAGCTAAAAATCCCCCTATTTTTAAAAAGTTGTTTAGCGGGAAAAGCGTTGAACAAGAGGCGCTAGAGGCGTATGCCGCAAAAAAGAAAGCAGAGTCACAACGAGCTGAACTAAAACAATGGATGGGTTTTGCAATGGGATCCAAGGCTTGGGATGAGTTAATCCGAATGGAGGGCCAAATACGAAAACAAAGGCAAGAAACCTTGTATCGCCAACGGGAACGACGCCAAAAGTTTGTGGAATGGCTGGTTATTATAACATCTGTTATAATAGGGGTGGCTATTTTAGCTACTTTAGTTTGGATGTTTAAGTTAAAAGGTTAAGGGAAAGAGAGAAAAATGATTACACCACAACAACTAGACGCATGGCGAATTGTTCCAAGGCTCTTAATACTAAGCTACATGGTGGTTTTTTACCAAACATGTCAATGGTTTATGTCATTACCCGACCCAAATAACGCGCAAGCGGGGTTTGTCAGCGTGATTGTTGGCGCGGGTGCAGCATGGTTTGGCTTATATGTTAACAGTAAATCCACTCCAGTTAACAAAGATACTACTGCAAGCGAATGATGCATGTTTTTCTCCTGTTGGTTTATTTAGGAGACGGAGATCAGCGCAGGTTGATTAGCAACGATATGTATTTTGAAAGTGTTGTCAGGTGTAATTTTTTTGCTAAAGAAATCAGCCGAAGGTATGGAAACTACAATCATATTGAATATTTAAACCCAGATGATAAAGTAACCGCATATTGTATACCTAAATACATTAAAAAGGGGTCGGTGGAGATTTATTGATGGACGCGCTTGAACAAAAGGTGTTTGACATCAAATCAAGGTTAAATATTCTATACGCTCGTTTACAGGAGAGAACCAATGATGAGTTTATTAGGAAGTCTACTGGGTTTCGGTACGAGCTTTCTCCCCGAAATATTGAATTACTTCAAAGCGGGTCAGGAGCACAAACAAAAGCTCGAAACGATGAAAATGGAAGCCGAGCTAATGGAAAAACGATCTGCGTTAAAATTGCAGGAGCTCGACAAACAGGCGGACATTCAAGAAACGAGAAGTATATATGAGCATGATCGAAGCATTGACGCTGGGGGATTTGTTAACGCTCTCCGGGGTAGCGTTAGGCCTGTTATTACTTACGCCTTTTTCCTAATGTTTGTGACGGTTGAGGTTGTGATTATGCTCAAGGTTATGGAGTCCGGGGGCGATTGGAAAGACGCGGTAGAGCTTATGTGGAGTCCTGAAACCCAAGGTCTATTTGCTGCCATAATTTCTTTTTGGTTCGGTAACCGCGCCGTGTCGAAATATTACAAACGGAGCTGATATGGAAGCCAGATTTTTTATAAGTCTTGAAAAAGTGCTAGAGCATGAAGGCGGTTTTGTTGATCACCCGGCAGACCCGGGCGGCGCAACCAACAAAGGGATAACCCACAAGACGTATTCCGAGTTTCTTGGCCGACCCTTAGAGGATGTTCTTGAGTTAAAAAACATCCCCGATGAGCACGTAGGGGTAATCTACAAAAAAGGTTATTGGGACAAGATATGCGGGGACAAACTACCGTCTGGGGTTGATTTTTGTGTATTTGATTGGGCCGTGAACAGCGGGCCGTCCAGAGCGGCTAAAGCCCTTCAAAAGGCGGTTGGTGCAGCACAGGACGGGGCAATTGGCCCTATGACCCTTGAAGCGGTTGAAGCGGCGGACCCTGTTGAAATCATTAAGTCAATATCCGCGGACCGTGAAGCTTTTTACAAATCGCTAAAGACATTCGGAACTTTTGGCAAAGGATGGCTAAAAAGAAACAAAGAAACGCGTGACTTTGCGTTAGAGATGGTATAAAAAGATATCAGACTTAATGTGGAGTTATCAGATTGGATGAGATTTATTTTGCTGAAGCCGTTTTTCGTATGATACGAGACCGGCGACAAGCGGTTCAAGACTTGTTAATTTATGACAATGTTAAGAACATGGAGCAGTATCGTGAGCTTATGGGCAATCTAGCTGCATTAAATCACGTGGAACAGGAACTCAAGGGCCTGCTAGAAAAACAGGAGCAAAGCAATGACTAAGGCGCAAAAACTTGATCTTGAAGGTGTCTCAAAAGGTGTCGCAAACCTTGCTGAAGCATATGTTGATGTAACAGATAAGGCACTTAACCCCGATGCTATCGGGGGAACTCTTTTAGAAAGAATGCCAGACCCGACGGGCTGGCGTCTGCTTATTCTCCCGTATCGCGGAAAAGGCAAGACTGAAGGCGGGGTTTATCTGCCTAATAAAGTTGTCGAAGAGCAGACAGTATCTACACAGGTGGGTTACGTCCTCAAAGTGGGGCCACTAGCCTACAATGACCCAGAAAAGTTTCCTTCTGGGCCTTGGTGTGAGCAGGGTAACTGGGTGATGTTTGCCCGTTATGCTGGTTCTCGGTTCAAAATTGATGGTGGTGAGGTTCGTATCTTAAATGATGACGAAATCTTAGCGCGTATCAACGAGCCGGAAGATATTTTGCATTTCTAGGAGTATATAATGGCAAAAGAGAATTTAGAAGAACAGATTGAATTAGATCTGGACGACTCCCAAGATACGGAAGTTGAGGTATCTGGTGGGGAGAGAAAGCAGGAAGAGGAAGATATTCCCCTTGCCGCGGAAGCTGATGACGATAACTTTGATAAAGCTGAAAGTGCGACACAAAAACGCATCGACCGTTTGACAAAGAAAATGCGTGAGGCAGAGCGTCAACGCGAAGAAGCTTTGAAGTACGCCCAAAACGTACAAGCCGAAGCGCAGCAGCTAAAGCAACGCATGGATGCTTTGGATACCAGCTACATGACCGAGTATAGTAGCCGCGTAGAAACGCAAATGGCTACGGCTGAACAGAAGCTTGCTAAGTCTATTGAGATGGGTGACACAAACGGTGTTATTGAGGCTCAGCGGGAGATTACAAAGCTCGCTATTGAAAATGACCGTGCCCAGCAGGCTCGTGCCCAGCAGGAGCGGTATGCGCAGCAAGTTAAAGCTCAAGAAGAGGCTAGGGTTCAGCAGCCTATGCCACAACAACAGCCTCGCAGGCCAGACCCTAAAGCGGAGCAGTGGGCTCAGCGAAACAACTGGTTTGGCTCGGATGAAGCCATGACTTATGCGGCTTTTGGCATACATAAAAAACTTGTCGAGAACGAAGGGTTTGACCCGCAGAGCGATGAGTACTATAATGAACTGGATCGGCGTATGCAGACAGAGTTTCCGCATAAGCTTAACGGTGGTAGCAAACGGCCAGCTCAGACGGTTGCTTCCGTATCCCGCAGTACTTCTGGGCGCAGTAGTGGGAAAAAGGTTAGACTCACCCCTAGCCAAGTCGCAATAGCGAAGAAATTGGGTGTGCCGCTTGAAGAATACGCGAAATACGTGAAGGAGTAAGAGACATGACAGATCAAATTAGTAATCGAGCTTCTCGCGCAACACAAACTCGGGACAAAACGGCAAGGCGTAAGCCGTGGGCTCCCCCGTCTATGTTGGATGCACCACCTGCACCGGATGGTTTTAAGCATCGTTGGATCCGGGCTGAAACCCGTGGTTTTGATGATACGAAAAACGTCAGCGCTAAAATGCGCGAAGGTTGGGAATTGGTCCGTAAGGATGAATACCCAGACTTTGAGGCCCCGGTAATCGACTCAGGTAAATATGAAGGTGTGTTTGGAGTAGGTGGACTTATTCTCGCACGGATTCCTGTGGAGACAATTGCAGAACGGACACAGTATTTCGCCCAAAGAAACGCTGACCAGATGCAAGCTGTTGACTCAGATATGATGCGTGAGAATTCACATTCAACCATGACGATCAGTAAACCTGACCGTCAATCTCGTGTAACCTTTGGCGGCCCACAGAGATAGGGTCGCCCTGATTAGGAGAAAGTAAAATGGCAAATCAAGATACTGCCTTTGGTCTTCGTCCTATCGGGCTTAATGGCGCAGGCGCCAACACTACCGGTGTAACTCAGTATGAGATTGCATCAAACAACACCAACGCAATTTACCAGTATTCCCCAGTGATCCCACTGGCTGCTGGTGTTATTGACATTGTTGGTAATGCAAACGGTGGTACTGTTCCTGCTCTTGGGGTCCTGATGGGCGTAGAGTACGTAGATAGCGCTTCTAAGAAGCCTGTCTGGAAAAACTACTGGCCCGGGTCAAACAACGTAAGTGTGGATACAAACTATCCAATCAAAGCTTTCGTTGCTGACAACCCAAATCAGTTGTTTATGGTAGCCGCAGATGGTAGCTCAACTGACCGTGCAACCGCGCTGTCAAACATTTTTGCTAACGCATCTTTGGCAACCGCCACTTCCGGTTCAACTGCAACCGGTCGTTCCACTGCTGAACTTGACATTTCCACTGTTGCTACTACAGCAACACTGTTCATGCGTGTCGTAGGTCTCACTGGTGACAGTGCTAACCTCGATTACGATGCAGCAGGTGTAAACTACGTAGTTCGGTTTAACTTCCACCACAACGCACCGGTTGCAGCTTCGGCATCGCAAACGACTTCGTTGTCAACTGGCATTTAAGGAGGGAATAGAAAATGGCTATTTCTCGCGCACAACTAGCGAAAGAGCTTGAGCCCGGCTTAAATGCTTTGTTCGGTCTCGAGTATGATCGCTACGAAAATGAACACGCTGAAATCTTCGACGAAGAGTCCTCAGATCGAGCCTTTGAAGAAGAAGTGATGCTTGGGGGCTTCTCAACAGCACCAACTAAAGGTGAAGGCACTGCCATCACTTTTGACGATGCTCAAGAGACCTACACAGCACGGTACACACATGAAACAATCGCTCTGGCGTTCTCAATCACTGAGGAAGCTATCGAAGATAACCTGTATGACCGTCTGGCATCACGCTACACCAAGGCTCTGGCCCGTTCAATGGCTCAGACCAAGCAGATTAAAGCTGCTTCTATCCTGAACAACGCGTTCAGCACAGGCAGCCCAATCGGCGACGGTGCAGCACTTTGCTCAGCAGCCCACCCATCACTGTCCGGTAATCAGCGTAACCTGCTGTCTACCGCAGCAGACCTCAATGAGACTTCTCTTGAGCAGATGTTGATCGACATTGCTGGTTTGACTGACGAGCGTGGTCTGAAGATTGCTGTTCGTGGTATGAAGCTGATTATCCCGAAAGAACTGCAATTCATTGCAGAGCGGGTAATTAACTCCAACCTGCGTTCCGGCACAGCCGACAACGATGCAAACGCCATGAAGAACATGGGTATGTTGCCAGACGGGGCTGTGGTTAACCACTTCCTGACTGACACCGACGCCTTCTTCATCAAGACGGATGCACCTAACGGCTTCAAGTACTTTAACCGTGCGCCAATCAAAACTGCCATGGAAGGCGATTTTGACACCGGCAACATGCGGTTCAAGGCTCGTGAGCGTTACAGCTTCGGTGTTTCCGACTGGCGTTCAGTGTTCGGTACTCCGGGCGCAGCCTAACTAACATCGCCCTTAGTTTTGTCTTTGGGTTAAAGGGCGGCTTCACAGCCGCCCTTTTTTATTGTATACTAAATCATCCCTGACAGCCCCATGGTGGGGCTGACACTAGCCAAGACAGGAGACAATCATGGCTCGTTCTACTTTCTCTGGCCCCGTCAAGTCCGATGCGGCTTTTATTTATCCGGTTGTAACAACCGCAAACCTTCCCGCTTTTGCCTCCGTTCCTGCTGGAACTGTGTATGTAATTAGCGATAACGGAGCAGGTAATAACGAATACTGCTTAGTAATTAACACAGGTGCTGCATGGGTAACTGCTGTTGGCGCTGCTCTTAGCTAATAGGAGGTCGCAATGGCTGGTTCTGACGTAAAAGCAAAGCGCTTAGCCGCTACCGGTTCTGCTGGTGTCGGTCCTGCGCGTATTCGTCAGATACAGGTTCTGACCACAACAGGCACTCCAAGGCTGACCATTACTGATGGTAACGGCGGCGCAACAGTGCTTGATTTGGATTTTCTTGCGTCTGACTCTCACTCAGTAAACATCCCTGCGGAAGGCATTCGGGTATCAGATATTTATGTATCTGTTTTTACCGCGTGCACTGCTGTGACTGTTTTTTACAACTAAACGGAGGCTCAAATGGCTCGTGAAGTTAGTTCCATATCAAGGGTGGGGACTTCGGAGCCGTTTGAGCTTCAAATTGCCCGTGGCCAAATATCTTTCCATAAAACTGTTTTTAAGTTTGGCTACAACGCGGCTGTTGGAGCCACCAAGGAAACTATTTGGGAACAAGGCGGTTTATACGCTTATCCAGCATCAGCAACAGTAATGACTGTATCAAGCAGTTCAACTGACGACACTGCCGCAGGAACTGGTGCAAGAACAGTAGAAGTTTTTGGCTTAGATGCCGATTACAACGAAATAAACGAAGTTGTCACATTGAATGGGCAAACAGCAGTTAACACCACAAAGTCTTACCTCCGTATAAATCGTGGCATTGTTCGTAGTGCAGGTAGTGGTGGCGCAAACGCTGGCACAATTTACGCAGGAACAGGCACAGTGACCACAGGAGTTCCAGCTAATATTTACCTGACCATAAATGGTGATGGCGACAACCAAACATTGATGAGTCTTTGGACAGTTCCCGCAGGATACACAGCATTCCTTACAAAGATGTCTTTGTCTACAGGGACATCTACCAACACCAAAGCCGTTTTGAATGCTAGTCTTGTTGCTAGGCCGTATGGAGAAGTCTTTCAGATAAAGGAAAGATTTACCCTGACAGATGCCACACACGAGCAATTTTATACTTTTCCATTAAGGTTCACAGAAAAAACAGACTTGGAAATGAGAGCGTTTTCTTCTTCAGGCTCAGTTGACTTCAATGTGTCCGCGTCAATGGAGTTTGTTTACATTCAAAATGGGAGTGACTTGTAGTGGCTGAGCGCAAAAAAGCCAAAATGCCTCCCCGAAACAAGAAGAATTTTCGCCCTACTGAAAAAGGGGCGGGAATGACTAAGGCTGGAGTAGCGGCGTATAGACGCGAAAACCCCGGCTCAAAGTTGAAGACCGCCGTAACGGGCAAAGTCAAAAAAGGTAGTAAGGACGCTAAGCGGCGCAAATCATTCTGTGCGCGTTCTGCTGGACAAATGAAAAAATTCCCTAAAGCAGCTAAAGACCCAAACAGTCGTTTGAGGCAGGCACGTAAAAGATGGAAATGTTAAAATGAGCAAGCCAACAGTTGCAGAACTAGACAAGAAGGTTGAGGTCATTCAGGCCGTTTTACACCGTTTGGAAACCAACCACCTTGCTCATATGCAAAAAGACATAGATCGTCTGGACATAAAAGTGTGGGCTATTCTTGGCGGTATTACTCTGCAACTTGCGGCAACCGTAATAGCGTTAGTGGCGGTGTTATCATGACACGAGTTAATTTAGGCGCAGGTGCTTGCTCTGTTAGGAAAATGGCAAAAGGCGGCGTCGTTAAAATGAAGAAGGGCGGCACTATATGCCCGGAAGGTAAGGCGTGGGCAAAGCGCACGTTTGACACATATCCGTCAGCTTATGCCAACTTAGCGGCATCTAAATATTGTAAAGACCCTAATTACGCTAAAAAGTCTAAAGGCGGTAAACGACGAGGTCGATAATGGGTGATTTAAAAAAATGGCTAGACGAAGACTGGGTTAGAATAGATAGCCAAGGAAACATAGCTGGCCCTTGCGGTACCTCTAAAAATAAAAAAAATCCGGACCGGTGTTTGCCTCGCAGCAAAGCTAACAGCTTGTCTAAATCTGAACGGGCGTCTACTGCGCGTAAGAAAAAACGTGAAGGATCTAAAGGCAAACAGGTTGTATCAAATACTAAAGCCGCGAAAGTAAAAAAAATGAGCGGGGGTGGCGTTGCTGGTTACGAAACCAGCGCAAAACGACCTTTTCGGGGGAGCAGTATACCGGGAACCGCAGTTGCTCGCGGTTGCGGCGCGGTTATGTCAAATCGGCGTAAAAGAACGAGAGGCTCAGTATCACAAACATGAACAACACTGCTTTTTACATTGATAAGGAACGTGAAATTTACCAAGAAATAATAGCTTGGTCAGAGCATACGCTTCAAAAACCAAACCCTTACTATAATGATATGCCCCCGTGCCCTTATGCCCAAAAAGCGTGGGAAGACAATAAAGTAATAATTTTATTTAAATACGACTCAAACATGCAGGTTTTGTATAGCACTATTTCTCAATGGGAAGATGCTTTTGATTTAGTCATTATTGTTGATATGGCGTTTAAAAAAGATCCTGACGAGTTTCACGAATATTTGGACATGTTAAATGACGCCGTTTCTAACGGAGTTTTTATTGACCGTGATATTTGGCTAATGGGTTTCCACCCACACGACGAAGCTAATGATTTCATTGATGACCAGTCATTTATGCATTTGGTCGAAGATGAATATGCGATGATTTTTGTGCAACGGTTGTCTAAAGTACAAGAATCAGCAGACAAACTAGCCAAAAAAGGTTATTATGACATCTATTTAGAGGAATATGACGTTGAACATATTTTTCAAAAACGGCAATCTTTGTACAGGAGACTGAAAAATGGCGATGAAACCTCGTAAAATGATGAAAAAAGGCGGCATGGTAAAGAAAATGCGCGGCGGTGGTATGGTAAAGAAAATGCGCGGTGGCGGCATGGTAAAGAAAATGCGCGGCGGTGGTATGGTAAAGAAGAAGTGATATGGCACTTTCCGGTAGCACTAATTTTGAGTTAGATGTCTCTGATTACATAGAAGAGGCTTTTGAGCGGTGTGGTCTTGAGGTTAGAACAGGTTATGACCTCAAAACCGCTCGTCGTTCCCTAAATTTAATGTTAGCGGAATGGGCTAACCGCGGCTTAAACCAGTGGACAATTGCTCAGCGCACCGAAGCGATGGTTTCTGGTACTGGGGAATATAATCTGGGGGCAGACGTTATAGATATTCTATCGGTTGTCGTAAGAAGAGATGGAACGGATTACGCACTAGAACGCGTTAGTCGTGATGCTTACTTGTCTATACCAACAAAATCGACGACAGGGCGTTCTAGTCAGTTTTTTCTAGATCGGCAAATAACACCGGTTTTAAAGCTGTGGCCGGTTCCCGATAACAGCACAGACGTCGTTTATTATGATGCTTTAACACGCATGAACGATGCGGACGCTGCTGTAAACACTGTTGAAGTACCTTTTAGGTTTTATCCGTGTTTGGCGGCGGGTCTAGCTTATTACATAGCCATTAAACGAGCTCCCGAAAGAATACAGCTTTTAAAGGCTGTTTACGAGGAAGAGTTTGAACGGGCTATGACAGAAGACAGGGATCGCGCATCCTTTAATGTTGCTCCTAGTTTAGATTACTATAGGGCATAAAAATGGCCAAGTTTGCGGTAGGGAAAAATGCTTTCGGAATTTCTGACCGATCCGGTTTCCGATATTTACTTCGAGAAATGCGTCGGGAGTGGAACGGCTTGCTTGTGGGTAAAGATGAGTTTGAAAGAAAACATCCGCAGCTACAACCGCTAAGACCTCCCCCTGAACCGCAAGCGTTAAAGGACCCAAGACCCGATACTCGTTTAGAGCCCGCGGTGGAACAGTTGTTAGGTTTAAACGCGTTTTTATCCGGCAGTTCTGGTTCTGCTGTCATAACTGTGTTAGAACCATCACATGGACGCACAACGGGTGATACAGTAAGATTTAGAAAGACACAGGGTTTTGATGGATTCAGCAGCACGGTTTTGGAAAAGGCGGATGGGTATACGATTACTGTGGTTGATTCTGGGAGCTATACGTTTACGGCATCGTCAGGAACAGCAACAACGGGTAGTCAACGCGGGGGTGGTCAAAATGCGACTGTCGGCCCAGTCACGCTGGAGGCTTAAATGAGTTATACATATGCACAGCTAAAAACAGCAATACAGGATTTTGCGGAGAACACCGAGACTTCTTTCGTTACGCACTTGCCTGACTTTATTCGTGCAGCAGAGGATCGTATCTTCAAGCTGGTTGACCTTGAGGTGTTTCGTAAGAACGCAACATCTAATTTGACGTCTTCAGATCCGTATCTTTCTGTGCCTTCTGATTATCTTTCTGCGTTCTCTATGTCTATTACGCGGGACAGCGCGAAAGAGTTTCTACTACAGAAGGACGTGAACTATTTGCAGGAATATAGTCCAAACCCCGCAACTACGGGTGTACCAAAATATTACGCCTTCTTTGACATTGACAACTTTATTTTGGCTCCCACACCTGACAGCAATTACGCAGTAGAACTGCACTATTACTATCGCCCAGCTTCACTGACGGCTGGCGCGGATAGTGGAACAACATGGCTCAGTGAAAACGCACCTAATGCTTTACTTTACGGATCGCTCGTAGAAGCGTATATTTACATGAAAGGTGAGCAAGATGTGCTCGGCATGTATGAGAAGCAATTTCAGGAAGCGTTGAGCCGTATCAAGGATCTGGCAGAGGCTCGTGAAAACAGCGATGCATATCGTAGAGGCTTGCCTGATAGGCCAAGGACATAGGAGTAGATTATGGCGACATCAAACGCGGCAACCACATATCTGGAACACGCTGTTCTGGATTTTATTTTCAAGAACAACTCGGAGAGTTTTACGACTCCGGGCGACAGCATTTACATTGGATTGGCTACGGCTGTTTCTGACCCAGAGGCGGGTACACTAACAGAAGCTACCTTCACCAACTATGCTCGTCAGCAGGTAACGGCAGCTAACTGGACGCTGGCTTCTGGTGCTACTGACGCACAGACAGTGACCAATGCATCTAACATTGAATACCCTGCATCAGGCGGAACCACAGAAACCATCACCCACGCATTCGTTGTTGATGCACTGTCAGGCGGCAACATCATGTTTATCGGTGCCTTGGATGCATCCAAGACGATTGCTTCTGGTGACATCTTCCGTATCAATGCTGGAAACCTGACGATTGAGTTGAAGTAATGGCATTTGCTATCAAAGACAGAGTAAAGGAAACGACCACTACCACGGGCACGGGCACTTATACGCTTGCTGGTGCTGTGACGGGGTTTGAGACTTTTGCGTCTGTTGGTGATGGCAACTTGACTTACTATTGTTGCACAGACGGCACTGACTTTGAGGTTGGCGTTGGCACATACACTGCATCTGGTACGACCTTGGCCCGTACCACGATTTTGCAGTCAAGCAACTCTGACGCGGCGGTGAACTGGGGAGCGGGAACTCGTACAGTATTCTGTACGCTTCCTGCTGAGAAGATGATCTTCAACGACAACGATGGTAATGTTCAGAACTTTGTAGAGCAAGACCCGCAGGCTTTGGCCTTTGCGATAGCATTAGGATAGGACGATGGCAAACTCATTCTTATCAGAGACAGATACGGCAGTAGGTACATCGGCGGCTACTATATACACCTGTCCTTCGGCAACAGAAACCACCATAATCGGGCTGTCGGTAGCAAACATAGTTACCTCGCAGATTTTGATTGATGTGATTCTTGACGCAAGCAGTCGCACATCGGGTGCTGAAGACAGTGTGTATTTAATTAAGGCCGCACCAGTGCCTGTAGGTGGTACGCTTGTTGTTGTCGGCGGCGATCAAAAGGTGGTCATGGAGCCGGGTGACGCACTAAAGGTTGTGTCAGACACAGCTTCTTCAGCCGATGTGGTGATGAGCCATCTTGATATAACGTAGGAGTAGCACATGCCATATCAGGGTAATCAACCAGCAGAGGCGTACAGCTCCGTAAGTTATCAAGATTTAACAGGTGGCACAGGCACTAGTTTCACGCTAGATTATGCCGCTGGCACAGCTCAAGACATTGAGGTATTTGTAAACAACGTGCGGCAAGAGCCGGGCGTGGCATATACTGTTGCGGGTACTTCGTTGACAATGACTGGCAGCATCGTTGCTACAGACGACTTCTATGTTGTATTCCAAGGTAAAGCACAACAGACCGTAGTTCCTCCATCAAATAGCATCACAACGGCTATGATACAGAACGGCGCGGTTACTCAGGCTAAGTTAGATTCTGGAATCAGCTTTGGTGCGGGGTACTTCCAAGGTGACAATGGCACAACTGGTGACACTACAAATGGCCTTGGTGATATCATTCGTTCACACCAAAAACAGCTTGATACAAACGTAACGATTGCGGCAGATGTAAATGGTTTGTGCGCTGGTCCATTAACACTAGCAACTGGGGTGACAATCACAATCACATCTGGTGGGACATTGGTGATAGCATGAGTACATTACGAGCAGATACAATCCAGAACACATCGGGCGGTGCAGTCACGCTGACTAATCAGAGTGCGGCGAAGGCTTGGTCACATTTTACAACTACAACGTCTACTGCAAAATATGATGATTTTAATATCTCATCTTACACAGACAATGCCACAGGCGACACAACTCTTGCTTTTACATCCAGCATGAGTAATGCCTTGTATTGTCATCCGGGTTCTAGCGGAGGGGTTGCCAGCGGCAACGGTGTCTTGTATTCGCTTGACCAATCAACAGCAAGAACATCCTCTTTGTTTCGTGTGATTACTTTTGCAAACAGTTCCGGCACATCGCAGGACACCCCACGCAATGAGGTAGCGGTATTTGGAGACCTCGCATGAGTACCATCCTAGTTGACAATCTCACAGGCAAGACCTCTGCTGGCTCTATTACGGAGAATAAATAATGGTACAGATTAAAGGCACTGATGATTTAATAGTCCAAGTAGTCCAGTCAGTTAATAAATATCAACACTCTGTTGCTGGCGCACCAGACACTGAATATGTCATTCAGTCAGCGTCAGGCACTGATTGGAATCCAACTATTTCTATCTCAGCAAACTCTAAAGTTCTTGTAAATATTATGCTCTCAACAAGCACTTCAAGTGCAGACCCCTTTCAATTATTCAAATTTCAAAGGTCAATAGATGGCGGTGCTTGGGCTAATGTAGATACAGGTTCTGCTAATGGTTCTAGGACACCAGTTTTTGCTGGGTATAGGATTAGGGCTGAAAATAATTATGGTCAGTTACCATTAAACCTTTGTTATTTACATGACCCTGCACAGGGGTCTGACTGCACTGTTGCGTATAGGCTTATTTCTAGGCAAGGGGCTGGCACAACACGCATTTCGTATTTTAACTACTCAACGGCAAACGATGATGAGGTAGGAACTTATCTTTCCACCTGTATTATGCAGGAGATACGGTCATGATTACTGTAGCAGAGGCAATTTTACAACTTTGTCCTAACGCTTCTTTTACGGTTGGTAATGAAAGCGTCAATGAGATTACTTGGCGTTCATCCGATATACCTCAACCAACAGAAGCAGAGATAACCACAAAATTAAATGAACTAAAAGCCGCCGAACCTTTGCGACTGTTGCGTGAAAAGCGAAACAAACTGCTTGCTGAAACCGATTGGTGGGCATCGTCTGATTTAATAATGACCGCAGAGCAAACAGCATACCGCCAAGCCCTGCGCGATATTACTAACACATACACATCACTTGATGATGTCGTGTGGCCGGAGAAACCATAATGGCTGGAACAATAGTAGCGGATACACTGACCCACTCAACCGCAGGGTCAATCGCCACGAACTATGTTGTTGAGGGTAGTGCGAAGGCTTGGGTGAACTTTAATGGGACTGGAACGATTGCGGCTCGTGATTCGCTGAACGTATCAAGTTTAGATGATAATGCGACTGGTGAATATGATGCTAATTTTTCTTCAAGTATGGATAGCGTTGGATATACTTGGGCGATTAGTGGTA